CCACTAACTAAAGAAGGTGAAGGTGGCAAGCTTACTATTCCACAAAGAGAATTTATAGCTAATAAAATTGGTGTTGATGACTATAAATTGGTATCCCAAAAAACAGGAAGAGAAAAGGTTCCTTTTGGAGAAAAAAGGAAAGATGAAGATTTTGTAACTGATGCGACTAAAAAACTCATAGGTCAAAGAACTATAGAAAGTAATATTAGAAAAGGCAAATATCCAATGAAGATTGGAACGAAATCATACCAAATGTATGTTGATGATGCCTCAAAGGCGTTTAGGGTATCCAGTGAAGCGGCAAAACAGTCTCCAGAAGTGATGGGTGCCGTTCAACTTAGACGGGCGGAAAGCGCTTTATATCCTCAAAGAAATACACCATGGAAAAAATTATTCGACCGTTACGGATATAGCCCAGAAGATTTTAAGGACGTTGTGGGAGGAAGAAGAGAAATGCAGGATATGTTTAAAGAGATGAACATATACGAACTTATGGATGCCTTAAAAATTCTTCGTCCTGGAATGAGAACTGGAAGCATTGGCCATACACTGCCCTTGTCAAGACTTCGCGATATAGCAATCGCTAATCCCAATATTTCAAAAAAAGAACTGATGAGATTAGCGACTGATCCAAGATTCATGGAAGTGCAACCAAACTTTTTGAATCAGCCTTTATCCGGCATAGAATCTTTATTTTATAATCCTAAATATGCAAATACTCCTTTTGGAATGCAGCGTGCTGCACAAGCATTAGATGAAGCACAATTAACATCAAGAATTTTAAGGCCAGGCACCATGGACATTGAAACTTATGGCAGAGGAGATAAGCCAGTTGATTACAAGCTTTTAAAAGAATATTTAGAATTTGTATTAGGCAAAAAACCTTATGGAGTAAGTAAGCTTAGAAAAACAGGGGAAGAAAGAACAAGATTATTGCCAGATATAAGTTTTTTAAAGAAAAGATTTAACAAAGGAGGCGTTGTCGAACATTTCCAAGCCGGCGGACTCGCATCCCTCCTTGGGAAAAAATTGCTCAAGAAGATCGCAGGAAAGCTCTCCGAGAAGGAATTGAAAATGCTTATGGGCTCGCTGTGGAAAGGCGTTGACCCTCGTAGGTCTCCACGCTACCGCGTGTGGGACAAGAAGCGCTTTGGTCCAGGCTACAAGTGGCCTTGGCAGAAATCCAGGATCAAGGGTCCGGAGATAAAGAAATCGCACTTCGCGTCGCTTTCACCGGGCGAAAGAGTAGAGTTGCAGGCTAAGAATGCGGACGAGCTTTGGGAATACCAAATGAAGAAGAAATTGGGAAGAGACATGCATGAGGACTTGGAATATCCTTTCCTCAGTCCGGAGAATGAAGCCTTCATATCCACCGCACCACGCACAGGATTAGGACGATATCAGCTGCAGCATTATGTGGATCCTGAAAACGTTGGACCTATCGACAAATACAAAGTATATGATTGGTGGGATGATGTCTTAAACAAAATGCGAAAGAAACCAAAATTCAAGTACGTCAAGGACGCAAAGGGAAACATAGTTTTAAGGAAAATAAAATGAAATACGATTTAATGAATGACGTGGTTCCACCGTTGGATCCGCACGAATACCAGGCAGGCGGAATCGTCAAGGGCGCTCTGAAGTATATCCCATCCATAGTAGGAAAGGGAAAGAAATACATGGAGAAGCTGGCGAAGCCTAGGAAGCCATCCAAGAAAATCTTGTCATTGAAGGAGGACATTCCAACCTGGAAGATACTGACTGATGATGGAAAGAATATTTTTGGAACAAAAGCTTTTTCCAACTATGACGATGCATTAAAAGCCGCTACGGAATGGCAAAAGAAACCACTTCACGAAGGCGGGGGAAGTGGGGGCACTATTAATATTTTCATGAAGAAGGGAAAGGATACGGCTGGGCACAGAGTATCTCTTCCTGGAGTGGAATTCGAGACGCCTTGGCAAAAGGGCGCCACTAACATTCAAGGAAGAACAAGTTTGAAAGAAGTTAAAAAAACAAGAATACCGGCGATGTTCTGGAAATCGCGTGACGAGATCTACAATGCACCGCAGGAGAAGATGATGGGCGAGCAGTGGCTTGGATATTTGAGGGCACGCGGCGTTCGTCCAGCGGAGCTGGATGACTCCTCACTCGAGCCTTTTCTCATGAGCTTAGGAAAAAAAGGAATTACGAAAAAGGAACTATTAAAAGAATTCGATGAAATCGCGCCGACCCTGGAGGTTCTCCCTCTTGGTAAAGGGTCTGCGGAGCAGACGATCAACAACGTCTTCAGGCACATCAAGAAGATGGACGCTGACGCCTTCGATCCGAAGGTCGGGGGGTTGGTGAAATATCTGCAGGGATCCATGCATACCTTGAAGGAAGGGGACAAGCTGAACGCGAAAGCGGCGGAAACGATTGCGGCGAACATTGACGATTATATGGCTACCAATTTCGGCATTAAGAATGCCCTCTCGGAGGGGATTGTGCAGGGAAGCGGAGTTCCGTGGGCCTTGAAGTATCCACTCATAAACCTTGCAAGCGCGTTCAACAGGCGTGGCGTGTCGTACATTCCCAAGACATATGCAGGCAAGCCGAACTACGGTGGGGCGCAAGTCCTTTCCGGCGGCGACAATACGCAGGAATTCCTGTTCCGCTACAACCCAGGAAAGCTGCGAACGACGGAGCCTACGTACACATACAACCATGACTTCGGACTTTCCAGTGATAAGCTGAAGAATGCCTTCGTGCATCTAAGGACATCGGATAGAACGGATGAGTTTGGGCGACGAATGCTCTTCATGGAGGAGATTCAGTCCGACATGCACCAGCCAATACAGCGTGCATTGCGCGAGGCGGAAAAGAAAGGCAGAAAATTAATATCAGGATACGCGAATCGTGCGGACAAGATTCCCGTTGACGATAATATGAAACATCTTATGTCCATAAACACGCGCATAGAGGAAATTCTTTCTGTCAATCCAAAATCACCGGCGCTTAAAAAACTGTACGAGGAGCGTGAAAAGGTAAGGGCGATTGTGGAATCGACCATTGGAAAAGGAGGAGGAAGCGTTCCGCAAGGACCATTCCAAAAGTCACAGGATTACATGGAATTCGTTTCCAAGTACCTCGTGCGTTTGGCGAAGGACGGCAACTATGACGGCGTTGGATTCTCGACATCCGCAATCAAGAACAAGGGATTGCAGCCAGGTGATAGAAGTTTCCAGGGAAACTTGGAGGCGTATGGAAGCATATTGAATAATGCCTTGAAAAGCGTGGCAAAGAAAAGTGATGCAAAATTTATGGAATCTGTTATAAAGGATGGCGAGGGAAGACCGTGGAGAATACCGTTCTTGTTAATTAAGGATCCTAAGGCACAGGAAACCATCAGCAAAGGAATGTCGCTTTACAAGAAAGGTGGGTTGGTAAAAAAAGTTTCACCGTACGGCATCATGGAAGATGTCGTAGGACCATTATAAGGGGAGATAAATGGCAAAGAATCCAAAGAATAATATAGATAAGGCAATGGAAGCATTGCAAGGCGCACTGGACATCGAGCCTGTGGGCCAGGAGGTTCAGCTTCCTGAACAGGAAGTAAATTTTGAACCGGATGTGGAATTAACGGATCTTCCGGACGGAGGAGCCGACGTTAATTTTGATCCAAACAAACCTATTGATAAATCACAAATACCTTTCAATGGCAATCTAGCGGATTACATTGAAGAGGGACAGTTAAGCAAATTGTCAAGCGATTTGCTTGCAGCATTCGAAGGCGACAAGGACTCTAGGAAAGACTGGGAAGATACCTATGTCAAGGGACTTGATATGTTAGGCTTCAAGTATGAAGATCGAACACAGCCCTTCGAAGGTGCGTCAGGGGTCGTTCATCCTTTATTGGCTGAATCTGTAACGCAGTTTCAAGCACAAGCTTATAAGGAACTTCTCCCCCCAAGCGGCCCCGTACGTACCCAAGTTGTAGGACTTTCCACCCCTGAAATAGAGGATCAGGCGGATCGTGTTACGGAATACATGAATTACCAAATTACGCATGTCATGAAGGAATATGACCCTGAAATGGATCAGCTTCTCTTCTATCTTCCTCTTACTGGATCAGCTTTCAAGAAAGTTTACTATGATCCTATTCTTCAGCGTGCAGTTTCCAAGTTCATAACCGGCGAGGATTTGGTTATTAATTATATGGCGACGGACCTGGAGACAGCGGATCGTATTACACATATCATAAAAATGAATAATAATGAGCTGCGAAAAATGCAGGTCAATGGATTTTACAGTGACGTTGATGTTCCATCAGGGACAACTGAGACTTCCGATGTCAAGGACAAAGTGGATACGTTACAGGGCGTTGAAAAGGAATACGCCTCTGATGATGATGAACATGAAATTCTGGAAATGCATGTTCATGCCGATATTCCAGGATTTGAGAATGAAAATGGAATAAAACTTCCGTACATAGTTACAATAGACAAGTTTTCACGGACTGTTTTATCCATAAGAAGAAACTGGAACCAACAGGACCAGAAACAAGCAAAGATTTCTTATTTTGTACATTTCAAGTTCCTCCCAGGATTAGGCTTCTATGGATTTGGCTTGATCCACATGCTAGGTGGGTTATCGAGAACGGCGACAAGTGTATTGCGCCAACTGATTGACGCAGGAACTCTCGCTAACCTCCCAGCAGGTTTTAAGGCTCGTGGAATGCGTATACGCGACCATGATGAACCATTGCAGCCAGGGGAATTTCGGGATGTAGACGTAACAGGAGTTTCCATAAAGGAATCACTATTGCCACTTCCTTACAAGGAACCATCACAGGTTCTATTTGCTCTTTTAGGATTCGCGGTTGATGCAGGAAAATCATTTGCAGCGATTGCTGATATGAAAATGGGTGAAGGAAATGAGCAGAATCCAGTTGGAACAACACTCGCGCTATTAGAGCGTGGAACAAAAGTTATGAGCGCAATCCATAAAAGATTGCACTATGCTCAAAGGGAAGAGTTTAATTTATTGGCACACGTTTTTCAATTGTATCTTCCGCCGGAATATCCTTATCAGGTTGTTGGTGGAAATAGAATGATTAAGCAAACTGACTTTGATGACCGTGTGGATATACTTCCGATTTCAGATCCGAATATATTTTCAATGGCGCAGCGAATTACATTGGCACAGCAGCAATTGCAATTGGCTAATGCTGCACCACAATTGCATAACTTGCGCGAGGCGTACAGGAGAATGTATCAGGCAATGGGTGTGGATAATGTTGATGCAATTTTAAAACCGGATCCGGAACTGCCAGAACCAGTAGGGCCGGCAAGCGAGAATGCACAGGCAATGCGTGGTCAACAGCCAAAGCCGTTTCCTATGCAGGACCATATGGCGCATATGCAGGCGCACGCGGAATTTATGTTTACTAGAATGGTTCAAATTAATCCGCAGCTCTACGCAATGCTTCAGTCGCATGTTTCAGAGCATATTGCTTTGATGGCAGGACAGCAAATACAGCAGGAATTCGGACAGCAGATGCAGCAAATACAGCAACAGATGCAACAGGCGCAAGCCAACCCGCAGATGGCGCAACAGTTGCAGCAGCAATTGGATCAATTGCAGAATCAGGCGGCAGCAAAGCAGGCACAAATAGAAGCGAAGATGACGGAACAATTGGCGCAGGATGAAGAGGCACGCATGAAACGCGAGGCACAGGATCCACTAGTGAGACTGAAACAGCAAGAGATTGACCTTCGAGCAATGGAAACAATGATGAAGCAGAAGGAAAATCAGCAGCAGTTCCAGAAGGATACGATCATGGATGCAGAGAAAATGGATCTTGAACGAGATAGACTAGAGGCGCAGACTAGCCTGGATGTCATGAAGGCAGGTGTTGATATTGATAAGCAGGAAAACGCTGATGCAATGAGCATGCTGAAGGAAAATATTGCCACATCGCGTGAGGCGATGAAGGAACAGTCACAGGAAAGGATTGCGAGATCAAAATCAAATGGACAAGGAACTAACAAAAATAAGCGATAGCATGCAGAAGATCGAAGAGCTTGTTAAACGCGAGATCAAGAATCCTGACGAATATATGCTTGTCTGCTCGGCTTTGATGGCCGTGACGCGTAACATGTACGCCTCAGCACTTGGTCCGCATGATGCGGCACGAATGTTCAAGGTTGTATCCGAAAGTTTTGTTGCCATGGAGGACTTTCTTAATCAGTTCAGGCAAGATGAAAAACCGACGATACACTAATGCCGTTAACGAAGAAGGGAAAAAAGATTATGGGTTCCATGAAAAGCCAGTATGGGTCTGAAAAAGGTGAAAACGTTTTTTATGCTTCGGCGAACAAAGGAACTATAAAAAATGTTCATGCCAGAAAAGGCGGAACAGTTAAGAAAATGAAAAAAGGAGGAACTAAAAATGCCAAAGGTAGGAGATAGAAATTTTCCATACACTTCTGCAGGAGTACGCGCAGCGCAACTCCATGCTAAAAACACTGGACAAAAAGTTCAGATGATGAAAAAAGGTGGAACTAAGAAACCTACCCTTAAATACAAGAAGGGTGGAAAGAAGAAAAAGGCATATCACCATGGCGGACGCGTCAGCGGTGGGATGAAAGATAAACAATGTTAACAAGGAGGTAGATATGAATTTGTTGAAAGATCTTTGGGGACACTTAAAAGAATGGAATGAATGGAAATTGAAGGACTGGATAAAAGCCGGAATTTTAGTAATCGTTATTCTTATAGTCCTTAAAGTTATAATTGTACCAGGTGCATAATGGTAACTTTTACGGCAGCTGACGATAGAAGACAGACCTATGCGGCCAATCAAGCTAGGCGTGCTGTTAACGCAGCACGTCAGCATGAAGCTACATTTGGTGATCCTAAGTGGATTATGTCTCAATCCCCTGAAACTATGCTGGATAGGGATTTTATGAGCAAGGCTAAACCAGCAATGGTTGCCATGGAAGCTGGCCGAGATTTTTTGACTACGGACGAAAAAGAGCAGCGCAACTTGTACCAAATGTGGATGAACCAAATGAAAGGTGGTGACAAAGGTGCAAGGATGCTGGATACAAGAGGATTGCCTGCAGGGGCGAGAAGAATTGGAAGAACATTATTCACGGATCCGGCTAAGTCACAAGGTTTACTTAATGATATTGGATCACTGTTTACAGGAAAGAACGCCGCAGCAGTAAGAGCAAAAGAATACAATCCTTTTCCAAAAGCTGGTTTTGGGAGCGAGTTTTATAAAAAGGAATTCCCTTATGCCTCCGGACTTGGAAACTTAATGGGAGCAGCAGAGAATTTTATTCCATATTTTGGGATGGCTAAAAGAATGCTCAGTAAAGAAAGAACACCTTTGGAACAAGATCTAAGTTGGCTCCCGGAAGGTGTAGGTGAATACGACGAATTACCTATGATGGAATTTGAAGATGAAGTGGAAGATACTCCTTTGGATTATGATTGGACTGATTTATGGATGATGGATAGGGAAGATGATTTATTAGGTGAAAATTTTACTGAACTAGTAGATGATATTACAGAAAAAATAGTTGAAGAAGGTGTAAAAGATGTAGATGAACCTGTTGTAGACGAGATATTTGAAAATCCGGAAATATTTAACAATGTATTTGCATTTCCGGAACAAACTGGCTTCATTAATTTTGCATCTGCATTTGATTCACCATGGAACGTATTTGAATCGGCAAAAGAAAAAATGAGTGGAAAAACTGACCAAGAAATTTTAGATCTTTTGATTAAAAGAGGATTTTTAATAGATACTACTCTAGAGGAAGAATAATGCCAGGTGGATGGGGACCAGGAGCATGGACACCTAGTGGTGGTCAAGAAC